ATATATCATTGATGACCCGCATTCTGAACAAGACGCTATGTCTGATAAAGCGATGGAAGAAGCTTATGAATGGTTTATGGCAGGTCCACGTCAGAGGCTACAGCCTGGAGGTGCAATCGTTATAGTTATGACCCGTTGGAATAAAAAAGATTTAACAGGCAGGCTAACTAGAAAAATGGCACAAGATGAAGGTTCTGACCAATGGGAAATAATAGAGTTCCCTGCAATACTACCTAGTGGAAAACCTCTTTGGAAAGAATTTTGGGAATTAAAAGAACTTGAAAGTATAAAAGCTTCTGTTAGTCCATCTAAGTGGGCGGCACAGTATATGCAAAGACCCACAGGTGAAGGTATTTCGATTATTCCTAAAGACTGGTTTAATGTTTGGGACGAAAATCAGCCTCCGAAATGCGATTATATTATACAAAGTTATGATACAGCTTTTTTAAAATCAGAAAGAGCCGACTTTACCGCTATAACTACATGGGGAGTTTGGTACCCTGAAGGAAAAATAGGTGAAGAACATTATCCTGGAAACGAAGCACATTTAATTTTAATAGATTGTATTAAAGAAAGATTTGATTTTCCTGAATTAAAAAACGAAGCGTTACGTTTGTATGATTATTGGGACCCTGATACAGTAATTATTGAAGCAAAAGCCAGTGGTATTCCGTTAGTACAAGAATTACGCAGAGTGGGTATTCCTGTAAACACTTTTAGTCCTGGAAAAGGACAAGATAAAATTGCAAGATTAAATTCAGTATCACCGATTTTCCAAGACGGGCGTGTTTGGGTACCCGACAATAGATTTGGCGAAGAACTTATGGAAGAAGTTTCTGACTTTCCTGGTGGAGAAAATGATGACCTTGTTGATGCTACAACATTAGCACTAGCAAGGTTTAGAGAAGGCGGATTTTTACAATTAAGTAGTGATTATTTTGAGGAAGAAAGTTATTATGAAGGCGAAAGGGTTTATTATTAATCAAAATCATACTATGATTTATCAACATGGCTATTGAAAAACAAGCAATCTCTGCAGTACCTGACAATTCTGAAGCAATAGAGCTTGAGATTATGGCACAACCCGAAGAAGAAACTGAACTTTTTGTACAACCAGACGGTTCAATAATTCGAGGCAGCGACATGCCTGAAGAAACTGTTTCAAAGTTCGGAGAAAACTTAGCGGATAGCTTAGATGAACGAGAACTAAACACGATAGCAACTGAATTAGTTAGTTCTTACGAAGATGATTTAGATTCTAGAAACGATTGGTTTCAAACATACACAGAAGGGCTAGATTTATTAGGAATAAATTCTACTTCTAGGTCACAACCTTTTGTTGGGGCTTCGGGAGTTCATCACCCAATACTCGCAGAAGCTGTAACTCAGTTTCAAGCACAAGCATATAAAGAAATGTTGCCTGCGGGCGGACCCGTTGATACAGAAATTTTAGGAATGACCGATAACGCTAAGATGGAAAAAGCAAATCGTGTTAAAAATTTCATGAATTATCAAATAACATACAAAATGGAAGAATATGACCCAGAAATGGACCAGCTTTTATTTTATTTACCTTTGTCTGGTTCAGCATTTAAAAAAGTTTACTATGACCCTGCTGTTGGACGGGCTGTCGCACGGTTTGTTAAGTCAGAAGATTTGGTTGTTCCGTATTATGCAGTAGATTTACTAACTTCTCCTAGAATTACACACGTAATTCATATGAATGAGAACGAATTACGTAAATTACAGCTATCTGGCTTCTACAAAGACATGGATATGGCGTCTCCAGGAAGTTCAGCGGAAACAACAGAGGTCGATGACAAAATAGAGGAGCTTCAAGGACTAAGTAGAACAGTTAGCGACGAAGAATACACACTTTTAGAGATGCATGTTGACTTAGATTTAGACGGATATCAGGATTTAGACGAAGATGGAGAAGAAACAGGCTTAGCACTGCCCTATATCGTTACTATTTGCAAAGATAACAACAAAATTCTTTCAATTAGACCAAATTACAACGAAAAAGACCCAATGCGTAAGAAAATTGAACATTTTACGCATTATAAGTTCCTTCCAGGACTAGGTTTCTACGGTTTTGGCTTAATACACATGATGGGCGGGCTAACTAAGTCAGTTACAGCAATTTTACGACAATTAATAGACGCAGGTACGCTTTCTAACCTTCCAGCAGGATTTAAATCACGTGGATTAAATATTCAACGTCATGATGACCCATTACAGCCAGGAGAATGGAGAGATGTTGATGCTCCAGGAGGAAGATTACAAGATGCCTTCCTTCCTTTACCTTATAAAGAGCCAAGCGGTACTTTAGCTACGTTATTGGGAGCATTAGTAGATTCTGGTAAAAGATTTGCGGCTACAGTAGAAAATCCAACAGGCGATGGTAACTCTGAAGCTCCTGTAGGAACAACAGTAGCCTTAATGGAAAAAGGACAAAGAGTTATGTCTGCAATCCATAAAAGATTACATTATGCACAAAGATGTGAATTTAAAATTTTAAAAAGAGTATTTGGTGAGTTTTTACCTCCCGAATACCCGTATCAAGTACAAGGTGCGTCTGAAAACGTTTTTAAACAAGATTTCGACAGTTCAGTAGATGTTATACCTGTTAGCGACCCTAATATTTTTAGTATGACGCAAAGAATAACATTAGCCCAAGCACAACTTCAAATGGCACAAGCGGCTCCTGAATTACATAATTTACGAGAATCGTATAGAAAAATGTATATAGCGTTAAATATTAAAGATATCGATGCGTTATTACCACCAGAGGAAGAAGTACCACCGAGAGACCCAATAAGCGACCAACAAGCAGCTATGACAGGGAATCCTATAAAAGCGTACCCTTTTCAAAACCACGAAGCGTATATTGGAGCCCATAGTGCATTTATGCAAAACCCCATGGTTCAGCAAAATCCTATCGCTACACAAGCAATAGGTGCAAATATACAAGAACACCAGTCTATGCTATATAGACAACAAATAGAACAAGCAATGGGTCAACCGCTACCTCCGTTAGACCAACCTATGCCGCCTGAAATGATGAACGAAATAGCTATGATGGCAGCACAAGCAACACAACAAGTTACAGGTCAAGCACAAGCGATGGCACAAGCACAAGCAGCAGCACAACAAAATCCTCAAATGGAAATGTTCCAGCAGCAGTTGCAATTAGAAAAAGAACAGTTAATGCAGAAATCAGAAGATGATGCAAGAGATGCACAACTTGCGGCTATGAAAGCAGAACTAGACGCACAGATTAAACGTGAAAAAATAGAAGCTGATTTAAAAGTACAAGATACTAAATCTGCTATAGAATTGCAAGAATTAGAGCTAAAAGCAAAAGCTGATGCTGATAAGAACTATAACGAACTGGTAAAAACAGTTAGAGATAGTAGACAATAAAAACGGAGAATAATATGCATAAAAATAGAGATTACCCGTCGCCTTCTAAAAAGGTGAACAGGTCTGCTCCTAGTGAGCCTAAAATGGTAGATAACACTAAAACACAAACAGTTGCTGCTGGTGAAGTAAATACAGACGCAAAAGGCAACGTTGTTGGTAAAGAGTCTAAAGTAAAGGCTGCTTACGGACAAACTAAAGGACTTCTTTGGTATAACTACATTAAATAAATGGATTATATCTTAGCTACGGAGCATTTGCTCCGTAAATATCGTGAGAGAAAAGAAGCTCTTACGCAGACATTAGCTTCTGGAAGTATTGAAGATTTTAATCAATACCAAAGGATAGTTGGTGAAATAGCAGGTTTGAATTTCGCCGAACAGGAGATTCAAACTTTACATTCTAATATGGAGGATGCAAATGACTAGTAAAGTCGAAACAAAAACTGTTCCAAATAGAGTATTAAGAGAATTCGGAAGTGATACGGCTCCTGTTGCAGAAGCACCAGATGAAGTTATTACTCCTGAAAACTTAGAAGCTCATGCGGAATCGCTACCACGTCCAACGGGGTATCGTATTTTAATATTACCTTTCACACAATCAACAGTGACTAAAGGTGGCATACATTTAGCTAAATCAACGGTAGACAAGGAAAGACTTGCGACTGTTGTAGGTTATGTTGTTGCCATGGGAGCTGATGCTTATAGTGACTTACATAAGTTTCCTGAAGGACCTTGGTGTAAAGAAGGTGATTGGGTAATCTTCGGTAGATACGCAGGTGCTCGTTTTCAAATAGAAGGTGGCGACATGCGTCTTTTAAATGATGACGAAATCTTAGCTACTATAGATGACCCAGAAGCAATTTTATCATAACAATCTTGAGGAGGACTCATGCAAAACGAAGCAGAAAAAATAGAATTAGAACTTCCCGAAGGGGAAGTTGACGTAAGAGCGGCAGATGTTGACGATTCGATTAAAGACGAAGTAGTCGAAGAAGCCGTAGTAGAAGAAGCTCAACCAAAAGACGAGCTAGACCAAATTAGCGACTCAGTACAAAAACGTATTGATAAGTTAACGTATAAAATGCGGGAAGCGGAAAGACAGCGAGATGAAGCTGTTAATTATGCTCAAAGCGTTAATCAAACAGCCACTACCCTGAAAGAAAAGTTAAAGAACTCTGATTCTTCGCTTTTCAAAGAGTACGATAATAGGGTACAATCAGAAATTGAAAGAGCCAAAACCGCTTTAAGGGAGGCTCAGGATGCAGGAGATGGAGAAGCAGTTGCTAATGCAACTGAAAAACTTTCTAGAGTAAGTGCCGAAGCAGAAAATCTTAGAAGATTATCTGCACAGCAACAAATTAGAGAAAAAAACCAACCTCAAGAAGTTGCAGTAGAGCCTTATCAACCTACTTTACAGCCACAAGCTGTAGGACCTGACCCAAAAGCAGAGGAATGGGCTAAACAGAACACATGGTTCGGAGATGACCAAGCAATGACGTTTGCAGCTTTTGGAATACATAAAGAATTAGTTGAAGGAGGTATAGACCCCACTTCTGATACGTATTACAACGAAGTAGACAAACGTATGGCTGAAAACTTTCCACACAAATTTTCTAACGAGCAAGCTGCCCCCGTGCAACAGGTTGCTGCTTCTAGCAGAGGTGCTAGTGGTAAAAAATCATCACGCAAAATAAAGCTGACACCAAGTCAAGTAGCAATAGCTAAAAGACTAAACGTGCCACTAGAAGAATATGCTAAGCATATCGAAGGAGTATAAAATGACCGAAGATAATAAAACAACAGAAGTCAGAACTGACCGTAACTCACGGTCTGCAGAGACACGAGCCTCTCAAACTCGCAGAACGCCTTGGAAACCCCCGTCAATGTTAGACGCACCTGAAGCACCTCCTGGATATCAATTCAGGTGGATTCGTGAAGCTACTAGAGGACAAGATGATAAATCTAATATGTCTAAACGTATTAGAGAAGGATATGAACCTGTGAGAGCAGAAGATTATCCTGATTTCGAAGCCCCTACTATAGATAGCGGAAGCAATACAGGAGTAATTGGGGTTGGAGGT